GGATATCAAGCTCAATAACTTTGCGTCGGTTATAAAGATACTGGGCGTCCCGTAGTCCGCGAACTACTCCCTGTATCCTCTGGTCAAAGCCTGAGACACTAGGGTTAAAATACCCTAAAACTGGAACGAATGGGTATTGATCTATGCCTATTGGGTTGGGGCCATCATACATTACAATATTTTGTACAACGATAGCCACTTTTACAGTAGGTATCTCTTGATCAATTATAGTTATCTGTGGATATAAGCGTAAAAATTCTCTTAATGAATCCTCATTATTGGATTTCCATTCCATAGACTCGCCGGTCTGGGTATCAACAAGCATACGTTGAGTTCTGTAATCACGATAATAAAACTCATCATAATTCAAAAGGTTATTCGTGCTTCGATTAACGTTCTCAGGCATAAACTCAAACTTGCCATCTTGACCACGAGAGCTTTGTAGCCCCATGATATCGTCCGCTCTGTCTGGGAGTAAGGAAGCGCATTCTCGTTTGGTTAAAAACGAACGCTTCCATGCTCCATTGCAGTCGGAGAGGTTTGTTTTCTTAAAATATGGATCCAGTAAAAAGCTATTATAGTTGCAGTTATCTACTTTAATATCGCCAGATACCGGATCCGTCCTGTAGTCAACCCAAACTTGTAAGAGATTCATTCCAGTTACTAGGGCGCCCTGAAAGGCGTCTGAAATGGTATTTAAAATACCTTCCTGGTTGTTTAACCAATACATAATTTTTGTGAATTGATCAGCTGTAACCTCATCTCCATTCTCAACTGGGGTCACAATTGTGGACTTTCTATTGCGTCGTTGATGACCATTAATCATATTTACGACACGGCGAATTCTGTTGAAATTAAATTGTTTTCTCTGCGAGAAGGGAATAGTTCCATAAAGCTCAGTCCATAAAGTTTGATCGCCGGCCTCAAACCTAGTATCAGTATCAGCTTCTGTCCAAAAAGACTGGTTAATGGTAATGCTCTCCGCATAGAACTGATTCATTCTATCCAGGATCGCCTTATCATTCTCTTTATAAAACTTTGGATCTGGTTGAAACATAGCCATAATCATTACCCTCGATTCTTCTTTATAGATACTTTGATATTTATATCGTTGATATTTATATCGTTGATATTTATATCGCTGATATTTATATCGCTGATATTTATATCGCTGATATTTATATCTAAGACATTATATTACCACAGTTTAGTTTTGGTAACACAATATATCAATTATATATCTATAAACAAGGCGATGGTGTCCCCGACGGGAATCGAACCCGCGTCTAAAGCGTGAAAAGCTTTGATCCTAACCACTAGACGACGGGGACATATTTATCCGGTTTGATTCTCTAATTCTTCCAGCAAAGCAACTAGGTCTTCTTTTTTGTACATGCGATATCTATTCATTGGATTACGACAAACCTCTAACTTTCCAGCTCTTTCCCAACTTCTTAAAGTTTCAGTAGTAACACCAAGAAACTCTGCCGCTTGTTTTATAGTCATATATTCATTTATTTTCTTCATCTAACTCCTTAAAATCTACATCTAAATCTCTAATACATTCATCAAGTGACTTCTTTTCTTCTTCTTCATTCTCTTTTTCTTTTTTCATCATCATTCTTCTTATAATTTTGTAACACTTCCACCACATAAGATTTCTACGTTATCTAAGCTTAAACCCTTAGGGCATTCTTTTTTAAGTTTATCCGCGACAATATGCGTGGCGTCATATTCATCGCAAATAATTTGATTTTGATTCTTAACATCTTCTTCAACATACTTAAGATGAAATAAAATAGCCCCTGCATAATACTGTTTTTGCCCAATCCAACTACCAGGATCAGTACTTAATTGTAGTTTTAACAATTCATTTAAATAGAAATTCGCTCGATCAGTGTTTTTTTTAACATTTTTTATTTGTTCCACTGTCATAGCATTTGTAACTGAAGGCTTAGTAGGTGCTTTACTAAAATCTATTGCCATCATCGTCCCCCCGAACTAGATTAATAATATCACTAACATATATATACTATATCATACCTATATACACATGTCAAGGCTTATTTCTTCTAAGAATATCTTTAAATTTTTACACACACGAGGAACTGGGTAAGATTCAACTAATAATCCGAGCATCTTCTTGTCACTGTCAATTAAATCTTGCCTATCAATTCTAAGAGCTAATTCAAGATCTTCTAGGTTTTTCCATGGCTTAAGATCTAACTCAGGCTCTAAGAATTTTCTCCATGAATTATGCCTTGTATAAATCATATCAGCAATAGCTCGCCAAGGTGTAGCCATAAAAAAATCACCATCTTCTGACTCAATTCGATCAACACCAGTAAAAAAATGGTCCTCAGGAACACGTTTATAACTATAACTACCAACCGAAGTTTTGAATTCTCTCTCTCGCCATTTACTAACACAAGTAGTTACATAAACGGCTTCAGGAATCCACCCATGATACGAAAGAGCAGACTCCAAGCTAATAAACGAGTGCCCGTAAGCGCTATAGATTAATTCATATTCTTTTGTAAGCATATACCAACCCTATCATACCTATATATACATGTCAAGCTTTATCTAAAAAATGGTGGGAGTTGACCGTCGCCATACATAGCTTCTCTATAGTTTCTATCTATGTCTTCTGCTGAAGCCCCATCACGTGTTTTTGGTAACGAGATTGCCAAATATCTCATGGCGTCAGCCATGTGACTGAACTGATTGTGAAGTGGGTGTGGAAAATAAACCTTCTTCTTGCTGTCATATTCTTGCCTGTAATTCTCAAGCGCCCTGATAAGCGGGGCTCCCATTCTCTCATCTATCCAAACCTTAGAAAAACACGATCTAACGGATTCTATTCCGTCCTGGATAGAAAGGCTTGGAGCAACTATAAACTTGATGCCTAGCTGCTTAGCTTTCTCGAGACGTGTCATTCCTGATCCAAACTCCTTAACCTTCATATCATGTGGAGCAATATGCTTGCCGTATACATATTCTTTCTCGGCTAGAACTTTTACATAGTGCTCAAGACCTACTTTAGCGTTCTCGTAACAATCTATAATTCTTACCACCTGGCCTATAACCTGGAAGAATATGATTGCCGTTGAATCACGCACTCCGATATCCCACGCCGTGTGAACCTTAAAGCCAGTCTCATATGGAACGTCGCCTATCTGGCCCTTCAATCTCATCTTATCTATATATTTAACGTAATAGGCTCCCTCTACACCCAGGTCAAACGATGTATAGTACTCTTGTTGAATCAAGTCTTCAGACATAATCCCTTCTTCACGCTCACGCTCAATCTCTTTAAGTGGGATATGACAAGTGTCGTCAAGTGTTAGCTTATACGCAAACCAGGCAGGGTGATGCTTGGCTACCTGATAGAGCTCCCAGAAGTTATTTTTACCACGTGGCGTATTGTGACTAATAAATCCATTGCTAAAAAACGAATGCGTAGATGGGATTACAAAATCAAATACTTCTGATTCTGATTCTTCTATGCTTTTTATTTTAGAGTAAAAAAACTTTTCTTTTATTAAAGATTTTAAATATGGATCATTATATTCACTTGCTATTTTAGCAATGTGTCGACGTGCTGATCTGCCTGGAAACTGAAAAATCCTACGTTTATAGTGACTTCTTATATAGTTACTATCCATAGAATATATATTTCCAGATTCTTCTTTAACAAATTCAGAAATTAATTTTTCGCAGTCCTGATTACATTTATTCCTAAATCCAATTTCTTTTAAAAAAACATACGCAAAGTATCCAGTAATACGTAAATTATAATAAATGTTAGTTGTAACGTCCTTAAATCTTGTATATTTTGCTTGTTTAAAAAAAGATACTATTCCAAAGTTTAAAAGAATTCTCTGTACATCTTTAACAAACTTTTCACCTAACGAACAAAAAACTACCATTAGGCCTGTTGTCTTGCCATTTAAGGTCCATCCATTCGCTTCAAATAAACCCTGAAAGAAAGATTTCATTTGTATTTTAGAGCATTCTAAAAGTTTGTCTGGTATGGTTCTTTCCTTAGATTTTCTTGGAAAACCTAGGAACTTTAAAAACGCACAATAATTCCTAGAAGCTAAAAAGTATGAAGAATATGTTTCTGAGGGTGTCTTTTTTGATATGTGTCGATTTTTAATGGTAAATTTTTTAAATCCAAATGTTGTTATAGCATCAAGAATCTCTTTCGCTTTTGGGTTTCTAGTGGTAACACATAATTTTGTATAATGAGCATCAACGCACATGACGCCCAATAAATAAAAAAAGTCTTCCGTAAGTGCTGTTTTTGTTATTTTTTTCAAAATATTATGATGATTAGAGTTTCTAAATCCAGCTAAACTTAATCCTGGGCCAAATACGTTTTGACCGTATTGGACGGGTAATTCATCTCCAATTCTTAAATCTTTTGCCTTCACCCAGTCACTCCCATCCCATAAAGGATGAATCGGTGTGCATTCAATTTGGTAACCTGTACTCAAGGTAATGCGTAAAGTATTTTGTTTACCACCATAATAAAAACTTGTAGCGTTATTAAAACCATTAAGCCCAAAAATAGGTTTATTTAATTCTGAATATTCTTTTCTTGACTTAGATACGTCTTTTATTCTTTTAAACCCATCTTCCGTGATAACTAAAGTATCTGGAGAAACGCACGAGATAAACAGTGCCCAACCATCGTTTGCAGCCAAAATAGGCCGAATAAACTGGTAGGCTTTAGGGTCTTGAAGAGCGTATTCTGAAAAAACACAACCGTATGGGTTTGTGCCTACAATGCTATCGATATTTTCAGAACCAATAAGCTGTAAGATAGATCCGTTAGTAAAAACAATCTTCATCTCTTGTGAGTTCTTAGAGGCAATAAGTTCTTTGGGTATAAAGTCTAGGAACTGCTTACCATCATTTGTTATAGATGACCAAATAACTTTTTTTGCCTGTGAATATGTAGGAAAAATATAATAGACTATGCATGTCTTCTTAACGCACTGTCGTATAGCCAGGTTCCACGCAACCATATCCTTGCCAGCTCGACGTGGCATTATGGCTATTATCTTCTTATATTCCTTGTTCTCTAGGGCATCTAAGATTGGAATCTGGTATGGCCTGGGAACGAATGAGTTTAGAACTCGGCGCGCCTCATAGTTCATTCTTCTTTTTCGCTATTTCCATTTCTTCATGGAAAATTTGCCTCATGCGAGTCTCAAACATTTCTCGGTCTCTCTTTCGATATTTTTCATTCTCTTTGCATATTTGGCCACCGACTTTCCAGAGACCAAAAAAGACTACCGCGAGAGCTAGTAAAACTAAACCTGCTGTAACTATATCAATTAATGTGATCATTGTTCACTTTTCTTCCTGTATTTTCGTTTCTCTACTTTAGAATCTCTGGCTACTGATTCAACATGCTTAAGTTCTTTTCTTATAGCGATCGTTTCCTTTTTGAAGTTCTCACTAAGATGATAATAATCGTCAGCGCTACTTTTAGTTATAAGCTCTATTTCATCCTCAAGATAATCTAATCGTTTGACAATAGTCTCAATTTGATCTGTAAAATCTACATATTTTTGTCTAGAAAACCATGCCATGATATCTCCTCGATTCTTGGTTATTTCTCATCAACAATACTTTTAGCTTTTTTAATAAGCGCGTCGGATAACGCCTCAAACTGGATTACAAGTCTTTGATTATGCTTTTTGATTCTAGATTCAAATTCCGCTCGTTCATGTGTAATACGCTTTTCAAGTTTATCCATATAATTACACAATTGAGTACAGAACTCTTTATTCTTACCGACTTCTAACCAAAGTCGATCTATATCTTTTCTAAATTCATTCATCTTTCTTCTTTTCAGGTACAAGTTTAGAATCAGGGAACTTATTTAGCAGCCAGGTAATCTTTTTATCTTCTATTTTTTCGTCTTGTTTAGCTTTAAGTTCTGAGCGCCAGATCTCCATATCTTTCCATTCAGGGTCATAAAGATGCATGGCGGTACGAATCATGCCAGGTTCAAATTTACGATAGATGGCGCCTAATTCTCTGCGGTCTCCAATCATATACTTAACGTCCTCAATGACGTCCTTAAGGTTTTGATGTTTATCGGACCATCGATTGATGGTTCTCATTGGGATTCCTTGTTCATAAAAGAAGGAACTGATCTTCATTGATTTTTTATCACGGGCCCAGATTAGTATTTTTTCTATAAGTCTATCTATGAAAGCGTCGGTAACTGGTTTTTGGCGAAGGCCGAACAGATCGAAATAAGTATCGAAGTAGCGTGGCTCTTTTTGCGTGCTATTGGATTTGCTTGCTATAGTG